TTGTTGTATGGCAAATTAGTTGACTTAAAAAAGTCATTTGAAAATGATATATTTGAGTAGTGGGATTCTATAGCTTCTACTATTTTCCGTATTCTTAAAGCGTATTTTAATTGAGACCATAATACACCGTGCTGGTGTCCGCTTTGATACCATAAGTTTCCATCAGCTCCAGAGTTATTAGAAGTTTCAAAATACAGTCTATCTGTGTGCGTAATTAAAGGCACTATAACATCATTAGTAGTTGGGTCTCTTTGTAAAGCTGATTTAACTTCTGTTGTTGAATATATTTCATTGAGGCTATCTAAGTCAGTTAATACGTTTAACTTGTCTTCTCCTATTATATCTTTTAAGTCTACTGTATTACCAAAGAAAGTTATGTTGTAAGAGTATGCTATATTTTCTTTTAGCTTAACGCCCTCTAGTTTTATTTTACCTTTTTCAAACGGATAGGTGTTTAACTCTATAGTAGCGTTTTTCTTTATTCTAGCATCAAAGCCTCCGTCTATATCAAAATTATAGTAGTGCTTAAATATCTTATTATTTGTTTTACTAGCTGGCACATTAAAGGTTTGTGTAAACGAAGTGAATATCTTAGCAACGTCTTTGGCATTCTTTATTGTCTGTGTTAACGAAACTGACTCGTCTTGAAACAAATCTACCCTTTGTCCTTCTATATATAGTTCTATATTTTGCACCTATCTAATATTGTTTATTTTATTATTAGCTATATCAAACTCTATAGTATACTCTACTAGGTTGTCGTTTAACGATGTTTTATGCGTAAGTGATTTTGTTTTTACGACTAAAGGTCTAACCAGCACCTCTGTATTTGTTATAAAAGTACCCCATACTTGCTCACTTAAAAGCAGCTGCTCTATGACTTGGTTATAGTCTTCTGGCATATATCCAGTATTCATTGTTATACTGTCGTTACCTTGTACCATAAATTGTGTCTGCTGATGTTGGTATGTTTTATAATCAAGTTTGGTCAAATCAAATACAGAAGACTTAAACTCCTCTCCTTTAACCTCTGTTTTTTCTATTGATTTTTTAAAGAACATTATGTCTTGTAAAGCTCCAAACTTATTTATGAAAGTAACTTTGATAGGATCGTATTTACATTCTTGAACGTTTTTAACATCTATAATTTTTACTTTATTTGCATTATTTTCTGTGTAGCTAATATGTATGCTATCACAATCCATAAGCGTAAAATCGTCCTCAAACCCCTGTAAACAAATATTGTCCTCAAATAAACCACCAGCTAAAATAACCCTACCTTGAAATGAATCAGCATAAGAATAGCCATTAGTAGCATAGTCTATTTGCTCTGCACTATTATCGTTTTGTGATAAAGAAAAAGATTTAACAATCTCCCCATTTAAAACAAAAGCTACCGAATAAACAATAGAAGTGTTTACTGGTATAACAACAGGCGAATCATCTAACTTTAAAATAGTATTGTTGCTTATAAATACTGGACTAGTTATTATAGGGTTAGCACCCTCCTCGAAATATCCATAGCCATCAAAACCACAAAAACCGTTTGCAATATCTGGCTCTATTACAGTGCCACCAGTACCTCCTACTGCAGTAGCTATTACATTTACCCAGACATTTTGTCCTGTATATTGTCCATCAAACTCTATCTCTAAATAATCTCTTATCAATTCGCTAAGTTCAAAAACAACAAAGTCATTAGTGCCTATCGGTTCTTTAGTTATTTGGTATCTCTTTGTGCTGTCTGGCACATTAGCGTTAGATACAAAAGTTCCAGTATAAACGTGCAAGTCTAGCCTAACAAATGTTAATCCTGTTTGTTTGACCTTTACATAAAATGGGCTTCGTAAGTTTATTTGAGTTTGCATTGTTAGCGTCTTTTATATTTTAATCCTTTTTGTTTTACGTCTTTTTCTAAACCGTCTCTTAAGTCTTTTGTGTATGCAATAGTTAGCTTTTTGTTTATGCCTTTTATTTCTGAGTCTATTGCGTTAGTAAAAAAGTATGTCGGCTTTATTCCTGTATTCCATATGCTACGAGTTATTAAATACACCATTGATTTACGTTTTATAAATCTACCCTTTGCGTCTCTAACGTTTGGTATACCTTTCTGCACTACCCACTTGTCTATAGAGCTTCTTAAGCTACCGCCAGAAGAATTACCAGATCCAAATTTATACGGACTTCCAGGCGCTTTATTGTACCTAGCTAAAGACCCACTTGGCATTGCTCCAGGATCGTAACCCTGTACCCCCTCGTCAACAAACTTACCGTAGTCTTCTGCATAAAACGTCAGCTTTGGGTCTTGTGTAGTCTTGCCTTCTATTTTTGACGTAAGGCTATTTGATAAATTACCGCTACTATTGCTTTTATTTAAGTTGGCTTTTGCTTTACTTATAACGTTTATAGAGGCAGCCTCCATTTCTTTTATGACATTCTTTAACATATGTATAAGTCGTTTTTAACCATTATCTCAAACGTCATTGCCCAACCTACTAGCTGGTTAGAGAAACGGTCTACAAATGGCTCGCACTGTGCTACGTCGTCAACTTGGTAACCGTCAAGCCTAAGCTGTCCATTATGTAGAAGCTGGTATAGTCTATTGGTAACTGCTAGCTGTGTGTTAAGTATATTTTGCTCGCTTTCGTTTCTTTCGAATATATTAACTGGCTCTGACTTACTCACGTCTTCTATGTCCATACACAAAACCGTAACGTTAAAACTCATTACCTGTCCGTTGTTACTAGCGTTATTTACGATTATATGTGAAAGGGGAAATATAGTTTGTTTAGACAAGTCTATTTCTGACAGGTCGCCAGTCGTCACTGTTGTAACATTCTTGTCTGCTAGCAATGTGTTTTTAATAGTCTCTAACATTAAGTAGTATGCCCTTGCGCCTGTGTTTGCCATTATTTTTTAAATTTACTTTTTATATGATTGTTCTGTACTTCGTTTTTTTGCTTTTGGTACGTCAAGTATGTTAGGCAATTATGTACATTCTTTTTTGCTACCTCCTCTAAGTCTAGAAATTTGTCGTTTGCTAGTCTCATAAAGCTGTGATACCACCCCCACTGATTTGTGAAGTTTGCTTCTCTACCTGTGCTGCTTCCTCCTGTTCCCTCGAATAAGGCAGCGTAGCTTTCATTAAGTCGCTTTCTAAAAGAAAAAAAAAAGTAATAGCACTAACAGCTACACTTGCTGGCATATTTTTCATAGCATCGTGCCAACTGTCTCCTCTATATTCTTCTATCTCGTATTTACCTTTTAGTTGTTGCGTCACTGGTCTATACAATACAGCCATAGCTTTGTGCATAGAATCCCAGTCAGATATAGTATTTTCTAAGTCTACAAACTCCCCAAATGTCAGATCGTCTAACTGCGGTACAAATCCAAACTCTGTATTGCCTAATTGGAATCTAGTAATTAATGCTGGTTTCTCAGACAGACATTCGTTTAGTTTATTTACTATAATATTCATATCGGACATTTTAACCTTTAAGGCGTCGTCTAATTTTAAGCCACAAAATATCTCTAGCATTTTTAATCCAGCGTACTCGTCTGTTAACTCGTCTTCGCTTTCAAATGCTTTTATAAACTTCTGGTATTGATTTAGGGGTATGTCGCTAAGGGACGTTGGTACTGTCAATTCTACTTTCATTTTATCTGCTTTTATATATAACGTAATTATTTGAGATTTGTGTATACAAAAAAACCCCTACATTTCTGTAAGGGTCTAAATTATTTATTAGCTTTTTGTCTGAGTTCTAGTTGCTCGAGTGCTAACCTCGTCCTAAACAGCTTGCCTTCTACTTTGGCTAGCTCTTTGGTGTAGTAGTCTACTTCAAATCTAGCGTCTTCTATGAGCGCTTTGTAATCGTAATCTGGGTTTGTCATATCGTTTAATTTAAGGGTTAATATTAGTGTCGAGAATAGGAGTCGAACCTATACTTTTTTGCTTATGCAGTTTGTGTAAAAATAAATAAAAGTGATTAATAATAAAATATTGCGGCTGCAAATTGTGCTACCTGTTACACTATCTCGCTTTTAATGTTTCTTTTTAGAGGGTCGTCCTTGCATACCTTACTTTATGTTTCATTAACTTACTGCAATATACTTATAAACATAGATGTTCACAACTATTTAACATTTCCTTAACGTATTGCATACCTAGCTACGTTTGGACGTGATAGCTTTTTAAAGATACTATAACGGATTGAGTCGATGCTGTGATTGAATTTGTCTACTGGCTTGTTAAGTAGGTTTCCGTTTTTGTCTTCTATCCATTTGTAGTTCCTAAACTCCTGGAGTGTGTTAGAGCTACGACTTGTTATTAGTATATTATATCGCTTCATTAAGTCAATGCCCATTAGTATACTGTCTTTGCCTTTTGTCGCTGGCTTTATATTCCAGCCGTACCTATGCAGCTCGTCTATACTTTTAGGTTCGCTGTTGTCTGCAAATATCTCGTCTTGTCTTGTTATGCCTAAGTCTTGTAGTTTTTTATGTATGTCTCTGTTTGTCATTGCGTACTCGTAAAACAGTTCGTCTACATATAGATTGTTGCCTAGCACGTAAGTTGAAACACCGCAGCTTGGATCGTTAACAAAACCCCAGTCTAAGCCTCTTGCTACTAGCTTGGCTTCTGGTGGTATTTCTTCGCACTCACTAAACTTAAATACTGTTGCCCTGTTACGTCCGACTTGTCCTAGACCGTAAACCCTCCAGTAGTCTGGGTCAGTATCTCTAAGGCGCTCTATCTCTTCAACCAGGCTTTGCTCTAAAAACTTATTGTCTTTGTAAGTGGTTATTGTAAACTGTGCGTCGTCTCTTGTTTTAACCTTAGTGTATATCCAGCTGTACTCGTCGCTAGGGTTGTAGTCCATTATGATACTAGGGTCATTGTCTACCCCTACGGTTCTGAATATAATCTGAGTGAATGAGTCAAAGGTTATTTCGTTGCACTCGTTTAGAAAGGCTAAGTTTCTTTTACGTCCCTTTAACCTACTTGCCTGGTCAACACTTACAAACTCAAATAGGTTTCCGTTTAGCTTATACTCGCTATTACTTTTGTTGTGGTTAAATTCGTTGTATAAGTCGTGTTGTTTAAGTATGTCGAAAAAGTCTCGCATTACTGTAGCACGCAAGGCTGGGTAGGTGGCTCTAAATATAGTTATTGTTTTACCTGTATGTCTCTGGGCGTATGAGAATATTAGCCACAGCATTGAGTTGTAGGTTTTACCGCTACGTGTACCACCCTGTAGAATTACTATCTTTTTGTCCGTGTCTTCTAAGTGATCCCAGACTATGTTAGTTTGTATTTCTGTACTCAACTATTTAATTACTTTAACTGTAAACTCTTTTGCGTCCGTAACCTCAACTTGCTGGCGCTCTATATAACCTCTGTGTTTAGCTTTAGTCTTTAAGTAGAATATTATACTAGCAGTATCTTTCTCTTTTATTTTCTCATACAGTTTGCTTTCTACAAAATCTATAGCTGCTTCGTGTATGTCCTGGACTTGTGCCTTGTACTCTAGGTCTTCCTGTAGCCACCTGTAGTGAGTTGCTCTGCTTACGTCTGAGTTTAAACAGCTAGTAGAAACTATGCCTAGATTGTACTCTAGTGCCTCTAGCATCTTTTTTTTACTGTCTTCTGTGTCTCTAATCATATTAATATAACGTAAGATTTATAAACTTTGCTAGGTCAGCTCTTTAATTTGCTGCTCTTGGTCTGTTTGGTCAACGTCTTCTGTCTGAGTGTCTTTATAGTTTAGCTCTTTGTCTAGTGTTTTATTGACAAATGCTTTTACGCTATTGAGTCCTTTAACTGTGCTTATTTTACTTACGTCTTTTATAATGTTTTTGTATTTGGTATGCGTTACTTCTGTGGTTAGTATTCTATAGAAAATGTTTTTAAAGTCTTTACGTCTGGGCTCTATTTCTTCTTTATAATTTCTGACGCTGTATAGTATTACCGTGTGGTTTCTGCTTTTGCCATTAGCGTAATAGAAATTTGATATACTTTGGTAGGTACACCCAAACTCTATATACATTATGTGGTCAAATAATCCTCTGGCGTCTACAGCTCCTTGTGTTTTTTTAGGACTGAATATGTTTTCGCCTGTATAAGTATTTACTAGTTTAGCTATTCTCTTGTATTTGTTCATCTTGTGTAAGTTTGTCTATTATGTTACTATTGGTTTGTACTCTTAAGTATAGTTTTGCTATTACTCTTTCTAAAGTCTCTATACGTTCTTGCTGTGTTTGTTTCTTTTTTCTCATTTGTTTTTTAATTCGTCATATACTATATAAATACACAGACAAAAAGACATAAAAATAACTATTGATTGAAGTATCATAATATGCCTTGTATTGTGTAATCGTTTATATCAAAGTCTGGGCGTATATAAGTATTATACCTTTCTATGCCTCTCTCTAGTTCTAGTTTGCCATACTCTAAAAACTCTTCGCTACACTTCCAAACACCTATATCTAAGTTTGCTTTGTCTATACATAAAAACGTAAAGTCTTCGTGCGTTAGCTGTCTGTCTGGTGTAGAGAATAGCTCACAGTATATGGCTGCCTGTAATGTGTACTTATATCTAAATGCACTTTTACTAAAGTTTTCTACGTCTACGGTAGTTTTTAAGTCTACTATGCCACCTTTGTTTTTTAATATGTCTGCCTTACCTCGAAACGGTTTTCCGTGAATTGTTCCAATCATTGGCACTTCCGTTTTACTGTCGCTTAGTAATTCAATAGCTTTTGGGTTTTTTAGCATTGCGTCTACAAGCCTTTCGTTTTCGCTTTGTTCTTTAGCCGTAAACACTTCGCCGTATTCTAAAGTAGCTTCTTTAAACTTTTTAGTGTTACGACTCTGTACGTCTATAAATTTTATCTTATCGTATTTTTCTGGTTCAAGGATAGCGGTATGAAATAAATGCCCAGCTCGTAACGCAGGCGTAGTTTCATTCTTAGCATACTTAGTTACATAGTAATACGTCTTAGGGCTGTCTAACATCAATTTAAGGCTAGAGCTGCTTAAAGCTAGCTTATTGAGCTCGCCATAGTAAAACTCGTCGTCTATCATTTTCTCTAACAAATCTGCTTTGTCGTATTGCTTACCGTCTAGTAGTTGTATTTTACTCATAAAGCCTGTCTGTTTTTTCTAGTATTATTGTTTCTATGTCGTTTAACTGTTCTAGGTCTAGCAAGTCAAATATATCTACACCCTTAACGTTTACGCCTTCTATATGTACTTTGTCGGAAGATCCAAAATAGCTAAAGGTTTGTTTTTCCCCAGCTTCATACGAGAAATCTATATCCAATTCTAAATCGCAGTATTCTATTATCATAATTCTAGTTTTAAATCTTTAATCTGTTCACGTATTTTATTTACTTTCTCGTCTGACTCTAGCTTTGCAGTTCGAAACCTAGACAGCTGGACATTAAAAGACCGCTGGCGTTCTTGCATAGTGCCTACGTAAATACCTATACGTGCTAAGGCGTTAGCAAATTCATTTAATTGCTTGAGTGTACCTTGGCTATTAGCAGCCTCAGCTTTTTCTTGCCAACTTATTAATAGTTTTGTGGCTAACTCAAAATGCCCTAGGTAGTTAAATTCTTCTACGTCCAGGACATTACTCTTTAATTCGTTTGTTATATCGTTTTCCATAACTGCAAGCTACAAAAAAATGTTTATAAAAACCTATAAATGTTTAAATTATTTTTCGTGACGTTTAAAGTATTCATCCCAAACTCTCTTACCAGCACGCTCTGGAGTGTTTTTAGTAACCACTGACGCTTTGCTTTCTGGAAGCATATAAAGTTGTTTAGAAGTCTTGTCGTTGTCCCATAGCGTTGTCTTACGAACGTCTTTAGTCTCTAGCTCTGGCATATTCAAATCGTTTAGCCAGTATAAATAATTGCCTTGCGGATCTAAAACATAGTATAGTTTGACTATTTCTTTGTCTAAAGCCATTAGCTTGTCGTACTTAAGTTTTTCTAGTAGTTTAGTTGGATAGTATTTATTTCTGACTTTTATTTCTAGCACGCATTTTTTATTCTTTGGCGTGTAACCTACAGCGTCCCAGCTCTCAGTACCTTCGCCAGTCCATTTTAAATTCCAGCCATCTAAATTAAGTATAGCTATTATAGCTTTTTCAAATTCGTGTGCTTTATCGATTGTCATATAATTTATTTATGTCGTCTATAAATCTCTGTACGCCTTTAGGGTTACAGGTACACGGTTCAAAATAAGGATGGTTTTTTAGCCTGGAGTGCATCTCGCAAATCTTTTGATATTCTTTTTTAGATATTTTGTCAGACTTGTTAGCTCTAAATGCTTCCCAGTATTTTACGTCTTGTTTAGTCATAGCGTTTGAATCTTATTTCGTCTAGCTTTTTTTTTCTACCCTCACAGCCACAGCTTTTATAGCCTAGTAAATCAATCACTATTTTTTCGACTAACCACTTTATACCTGTGTACTTAAATATTGTTTCTAGTAACGTTCCTATTTTCATAGTCTTGTTTTATTTGGTTTTTTATAATCTTTAGTGTATTGCGTAAGCTCCAATAAGTTATCTTAGACTCTCTGCTAAATTTAGCTAGTTTCTTACCGTCAATGTACACCTCTTTAAATATACGTCTTAAATAATATAAGTGCATCTTGTCAGAGCTAAAGTTGTCTAGCATTGTTTCGTTTTCTAGCATCTCTAGATACTCTGCGTTTTCGTACCAGTCGTTTATAGCTTTTATTTTACTATACAAGTCTGGCGTTTCTACATAGTCCTGGTCTTCGTTTTCACTAAGTCCGTCTAAGTTTGTAAACGATACGTTTTTCTCTTTGCGTTTTAAGTCGTAGACAAGGTTTCTTAGGACTATATATATGAAATAATAGTTAACCTCGTCGTTGTTGTAAAGTATACTGGAGCTGTCTCTTTCTAAGTGTCCCTGTACGTTTATATACATTTCACTTACTATGTCTGCGGCGGTGTCTTTGTTAACACTAAAGCTAGTTACTATGTCTAGCCAAGTTTTGTGTTTTTTAAAAACCTCTGTCAATACGCATTTCATAGCATTAAGCTACAAAAATTATGTTAAATTAAAAAGGTGCATTTAACAGTTTGACTTTTTTTACTAAACTTTCATTGTTTATAGAATAACCTACATTGTTTATAATTCCCTTTAACATTAGTGGATCGTCAAGCGGAGTACACCTACCACCAGAGCTTATACTTTTTACTTTTTTAACGTGTAGTTGTGAAAACATAAACTCGGTTGGGTGCTGTATAAATCTGTGCATTACTAAGAAATGATCGCAACGGTTAACAAACTTACCTCCACCCTCTATGCTACTGGACTCTGGCACTTTTGGGTAGCCTTGGTATATGCCGTCTCTATAGACCTCTCTAATAGCTGCTGTGCTAGCGTGTGTACATAACCACACAGCTACTTGGTTTTTTTTACAAAACAATCTTATGTCGGTTGTAGCCTCGTAATCGTACTCGTGTACTCCTAAGCCCTTTAGCATTTCTTTGTCTTTAGATAGAGAGTTGTAAGGGTCTATTAAAAAGCCATTATACTTAAAGGCTATGCGTATTCTCTGAGCCTCTTCTAGCAGCTCCCTGTAGTTGTATAGCTTGCTGTTATCAATGAACTGAAAGTGTTTTTTTATAAAAGCTAAACCATTATTAAAGTCGCTAGGTATAATTTTATTTATAGGTTCTTCTATTAAAAACTCTAGCAGCTTCTGTATTAATTCGTACGGCTCGTTTTCACTACTAAATATTAGCCACTTTTGATTATGTCGTATGCTATATAAAAGCATAATGTAAAGAGTTAACGACGTTTTACCTGTGTTGGCGTGACCTAGTATTATATTAAAGCTGGTCTTTTTGTGTCTAAAGTATGTATCTATTTCTGGTATGTCTAGCTTAAGTCCTTCCTTAAACTCGCCTTTGCGAATACTAGATAATGTTTTAATTTGTTTATTGTAGTCTATTAGCATATCGTATATTTTTCATTAAAGATAAAAAAAAAGGGGCAGCACTTTACCACCCCCTTACATAAAAAGAAAAAAAAACAACTCAATTAAAAAGGTAAGTCATCTTGAGCTTTTACTGGCTCACGATCTGGCATAAAGTCTGCTGTATTTATTTTAGTTTCTGGCGCACTCATTGCCTGTTTGTTTATTTTAGTAAACTTAGCGTACATTTTTGTACGATCCTTTTGCGCTCTTAGTATGTCAACACTTAAAAAACCGTTGTTTTCTGCTATATGGTCTTTGTGTTTATTCATAAAGTCTGAAAACTCTGAGGCTTTTATATGTAGCTTTGCAGCTATCCAGTCGTACTTAGGCTCGTCTTTTACAACGAAGCTGTTTACAAATTCACTTTCGTATTTACTTTGCATAGTTATTGTGTTATAAAGTTAAAAAATAGTTGTGCGTCTTCTACTACAGAGTTTGCGTCTGCTGTGCTTCTACCAGCATTAAACTCGGCTGCTGCTTTTATACAAGTCTGTCTAACTATTAAATGGTCTTTAGACACAAAGCTAACTGCTGACTGGCTATTATCCTGTGTTGGTTTAGCTTCTTTCTTATACTGGTCTTGTGGTATCTTAGCGTTTTTATACTCTTCGTTAGTTACCTCGTAAGTAATTGTTTCGCCTACGTCAAACTTAAAATTGCCTTTAGCAAAAAAAGTATACTGGTTTCCGTCTGCAAACGTAACCTTGTACTTAGTTAATCCATTCCATAGTCCGTTAGGATCTACGCTTTTAATTTTACCTGTCTTTGTCATATTATATATATTTATTGTTATTATTCACTTGTACTTTAGCCTCAAGAAATTCAACTCTAGCCTCTAAAGCCTTTATCCTGGCGTTTAGAAAATCAATAGTATCTACGGTGCTGGCTCTAACCACGTCCTCTTTATAAGTCATTTTCTATAATTTTAGCTATTATTTCTCTGTCTGTTTCTGTAGTATAGAACACACTACCATCGGTAAGTAAGACTTTACAGTCTCTAATTTGTTGCGCTACTAAAAGTATATGGCTTTTGTTAATCCACACACCGCCACGCTCGT